GTAATGTATAAGAAATATCTTTTAGGATTCTTGTGCTTTAGATATATATAAAGTAACCATAGATACTATTAAGAGAAAGTGCAAAAAGTTTTTCACACGAACTTGTAGGACAAATCAAATCAAATGAAAAGTCTGCACAACTAGATATGAACTTTGAAGATAAACCAGTAAAAGGTTTGAAAGCACTTCTTGAGGGTTTTACACACTCGTATCTATCATTTTTAGGTTGTGCAGATGCAAAAAGTGATTGTGTATCTATGTGGACAGTTCATAGTTATGAAGGTGATTATAATCCACTACACGACCACGGTGTCAATACACCTACTGGAATGTCTTGCATTTTATATTTAAAAGTACCACCACAGATAGAAAAACTATCTGGTAGTGCAAAAGAATACGAGACTGGTGGACTTAAATTAGATTTAAATAATGCATCTGGTACTACTGATGGTTTTACATTTTTTAGTTGGGGTATGAACTGCACTAGTGATATTAAACAATTAAAACCAGTTCAAGAAGCATTTGTAAAACCAGAAGTTGGTAAACTCTTAATGTTTCCTAATTGGTTAAAACATTCTGTATCACCATTTTATGGTGAGGGGGAAAGAAGAACTTTATCTGCAAACTTTGAGATAGAACTAAAAACTATGCCTTTACTTGCAGACCAAAAGATACTTGCACAGAGCCCACAATAATGGCATATGAATTAAAAGAGTATCTTAATTCTATAAACTTCAATAAGAATAATCTTATGGACGGTGAAGACGATATGTATGAAAAAAAGTATAGTCCTTTTATCGTAAATAAATGTCTTGCACCACATAATGATTGTATATTATTAGTGAATGAAATGAATCGTTATGGTTCAGTTTTAGACAAAGATAAGAAGTTGCAGTATGACTTTTTACTAAATACTATTAGAACAAGGAAAAGATATGCGCCTTGGATAAAGGAAAGTAAATCTAAAAACCTTGAGTATGTGAAAGAATATTATGGATATAATAACTCTAAAGCTAAATCAATTCTTGACATACTGAACGATGAACAAATAGAGTTCATCAAAAGTAAACTGAATAAAGGTGGAATGAAAAAATGAACGAAACTTTATGGAACACAGATAAGATGTTGGAAGTTTCTTTAAAAGAACCAGATGATTTTCTAAAGGTTAGAGAAACACTTTCTAGAATCGGAGTATCATCTAGGAAAGAAAAGAAACTCTTTCAATCTTGTCACATACTACATAAACAAGGCAAATATTACATAGTTCACTTCAAAGAACTATTTGCACTTGACGGTAAAGAGCACAACATATCAGAGAACGATATAGGAAGAAGAAATTCTATTGCCTGTCTTTTGAAAGATTGGGGACTAGTTAGTTTTGAGAACGAACCAGAAACCAAAGCTCCATTATCACAAATAAAAGTTATCTCTTTTAAAGAAAAAGGTGATTGGGTTTTAGAACCAAAATATAATATTGGAAAAAAGAAAGAGGAAACTGATGAACCAAAAAACGATTAAAGAAAAATTAAAATCTGCATTTCTATTTCACGCTAAAGGACATATTGAAAAACATCTTGCTAATGTTGATGTATTAATGTCTAGACCAGCAGGTATTGGAGAACATGGTGATATTATTAATGAAATAGAGAAAGAATTAAAAGAAGTTGCACATTATGAAGATTTAATTGATGCAATGAACAAATACTTTCCAGATGAAAAAGAAAAACTTGAGGGTTGATTATTTTTAAAAAGATGATATAATTACATTATGGATTTTTATACTAATGTTGTACAGTGGGGTAATTTTCTTTTAGTTCGTGGTGTTGATAATAACCAAAGAGTTAATTTTAGATTAAAATACAAACCAACTTTGTTTGTTCCAGTAATGAAACAAACTGATTGGAAAACTCTTGATGGTAAGTCTGTAACACCATATCAATTTGATTGTATAAAAGATGCAAAAGACTTTCTTCTCAAATACGAAAGTCAGCCTCATCTTGTTCACGGACTAAACAGATTTGCATACACATATATTTCAGATACATTTCCACAAAAGGTAAATTGGAACATTGACAAAATATTAATTATGACGATTGATATTGAGGTTCAATGTGAGAATGGTTTTCCTAATCCAGAGTCTGCAATAGAACCTTTACTTTCTATTACAGTAAAAAATCAACAATCTAAAAAGATTATAGTGTGGGGTATTCAACCTTACAAGAATACTAGAGAAGATGTAACTTATATTCGTTGTCCTAACGAACACGATTTGATTATGGAGTTTATGTCTTTCTGGACAAAGAACTATCCAGATGTTATTACTGGTTGGAATACAGACTTCTTTGATGTTCCTTATCTTGCAAATAGAATCAAACAAGTTTGTGGTGAAGATAAAATGCGAGAACTATCGCCTTGGAAAAATGTTAGTTCTAAACAAATTTACAGTATGGGTAGAAATCATTTGATGTATGATATTATGGGTGTATCACAATATGATTACCTACAACTCTATCAGAAGTTTACTTATACTAGACAAGAATCATACAAGTTAGATTATATCGCAAGTGTTGAACTTAGACAAAAGAAACTTGACCACTCAGAGTTTGATACATTCAAAGATTTTTACACAAAAGGTTGGCAGAAGTTTGTCGAATACAACATCATTGACGTAGAATTAGTTGACCGTCTTGAGGATAAGATGAAGTTAATTGAACTTGCGTTAACGATGGCATACGATGCAAAGGTCAACTATGAAGACGTATTTTATCAGGTAAGAATGTGGGACACAATAATTTACAACTATCTCAAGAGAAGAAACATTGTTATACCACCAAAGAATCGTTCAGATAAATCTGATAAGTATGCAGGTGCATATGTCAAAGAACCAATACCTGGCAAATATGATTGGGTTGTTTCTTTTGACTTGAATAGTCTATATCCGCATTTGATAATGCAATATAATATTTCTCCAGAGACTTTACTAGATACAAGACATCCATCGGTCAACGTTGATAAAATTCTATCTGAGGAAGTAACATTTGAAATGTTCAAAGATTATGCAGTATGTGCAAATGGTGCGATGTATCGGAAAGACATCAAAGGGTTCTTACCCGAACTGATGGAGAAAATGTATAATGAGCGAGTTATCTTCAAGAAGAAAATGATTGAGGCAAAGAAAGCTTATGAAAAACAGAAGACGAAAACGTTGGAAAAAGAAATTGCCCGTTGCAACAATATCCAGATGGCAAAGAAGATCTCTCTTAACTCTGCTTATGGTGCTATCGGCAATCAGTATTTTCGGTATTTTAAATTAGCAAATGCTGAAGCAATTACTTTATCTGGTCAAGTTTCAATCCGATGGATTGAAAATCGGATGAATCGTAAACTAAACAAAATTTTAAATACGGAGGATGTTGATTATGTTATTGCTTCTGATACCGATTCCATTTATCTTAATCTGGGCCCTTTTATTGACGCAGTATACCAAGGCAGAGAGAAAACTACTGAAGGCATTGTGTCGTTCCTTAATAAGGTGTGTGAAGTGGAATTTGAAAAGTATATTGAGAGTTCTTACCAAGCGTTGGCGAACTACGTAAATGCTTATGATCAAAAGATGTTTATGAAAAGAGAGAACATTGCAGATCGTGGTATATGGACAGCAAAGAAAAGATATATCTTAAATGTATGGGATAGTGAAGGAGTTCGATATGCAGATGCAAAGTTGAAGATTATGGGTATTGAAGCAGTGAAGTCATCAACACCCGCACCTTGTCGCACAATGATTAAGGAAGGATTGAAAGTGATGATGAGTGGAACTGAAGATGAGATGATAGATTATATTGATAGTTGTCGAACTAAATTTAAATCATTATCTCCAGAAGAAATATCATTTCCTCGCACTGCATCAAATGTAGTTAAGTATAAAGGAACTAATAACATATATGAGAAGGGAACACCGATGCACGTTCGTGGTGCTCTCCTATATAATTTTTACGTTAAAGAGAATAAACTCGATAAGAAGTATGCATACATTCAGAATGGTGAGAAGATTAAGTTCTGCTATCTAAAGAACCCAAATCCGATTCGTGAGAATGTAATGTCATTCATTCAAGATTTTCCAAAGGAACTTAATCTTGAAAAGTTTATTGATTATGATACTCAGTTTGATAAAGCATTTCTTGACCCGATGAAGGCTGTTCTAAATGCAATTGGTTGGTCAGACGAGAAAAAGATTACTTTAGAAAGTTTTTTCTCCTGATTGCCAAAAATAGAATATGATGTTATAATGTGTGTACTTAAACTTTTATCATGGATTTACCAATCAACAACGAAGAATTAAAAGAGTTGATGGATGCATTGAATGAATC